CTGAGCCATAAGATTCATAATAATCTATCCAATCTGAATGACAATATTTTAAAACATGTGGCAATTCAATTGGTGATAATGTTGTTTTGTTATCAAAATATTCTTCTAGTTGCAATTGTTCTCTTATGCTGATATTATACTTTCGATGAACTAGTTCTCTCGTTCTAGTTTTAACTTTATTTAAAAATACACTATTCGGTTCAAAATTTTCTAAATTAAAAATTGAAGTTTCTTTAAAACTGTCTAAAAATGTACCCATTTTTTCTCTCTCATAAATTGTGTAATGTTTCGCTTTATTAAGTGTAGTCTTTACCTCAGCAACAGGTCTATCATTCGTCATTCTTAATGCATATAACGCTAATGATCTCAAAATAGGACAACCTGAATACTGGTAAAGTAGAGAAAGTGCTTTAGCTTTTAATAAGTTTTTACGTGTCTTTGGATTTGCTAAAATATATTGCGACGAGGTCCAACCAAATGACACGAGTGCTTCCATAGGATTAACTACATTATCAAGATCTTCTTCATCAAACACATTCCCACAAAAACTTGCCTCACACAAATTCTCCGGATAGTCGATTTTAATTATTGCTCCCAATTCTTCATATTCTCTTGAAGTAGGTGGTCTAACATCGTAACTGTTAATTGAATCGTCTCCTTCGAAATACGAATCATAAATTTTGTTACCTGCTTCTTCTAATAAGAAATGAGTTATTAAAAGATTCATAAGTCCATTAGATACAGACGTGCTCATCTCACCAGACATTCTTTTGCAAGATAGTTTCATCGACCACTTGTAAAATTGTATTCTATTATCAGACATCATACAAGAAGTAATTAATGAAATTATTTCCTGCTTTAATGGATGATCTTGTAATAAATAATTATAAACAATTAACTCTACTGACATTAACTGCTTTGTGAATGTTGCTTCAAATTGAGAAAAGTCCGTACAGAATAAATTGGAAGTGTCTCCAAACTTATTCTTCATCGATTTTGGTCTATCATTAACTGGTATTTTCTTAATAAACCATTTTAGATTAAAAATAACATCTCCCAATTTTTTAAAAAATGGGCCGACTCGAACTTTATATTCATCATGACGTGAATAAATTCCTCTTAAGTGCTTGTATTGAGGGTAATTTTCATTTTTAACAAATGATTTAACTTTACTATTTGGCTTCTTATGTTTGGTTGCTTCATAAATTTTCTTTAATTCTAGCTTCCTATATTCTGGATAAGGAGCATTTGCTAGCCATTCATCTATATCAAATGTTTCATCCTTTTTGAAGATAAAGGGTTCGAGATATTTTCGACAGAATCTCTTTGTAAATCTTTTTAAC